ATGTTTGAAACTAAGGAGGTACCTGATGGAAAAAAAGAAGCCTAGAGTTTTTATTGCTATGCCGTGTTATGACACGATGAAGGTTGAAACTTGTGTTAGTATATTAAATACTTATGCTGTACTCGCTAAGTCTGGAGTCGAGTGTATCTTTAAATCTGTTAAATCTTCTCTTGTAACTCATGCGAGGAATCTATTAACTGCAGGATTCATGGCATCTGAATATGATTATATGTTATTCGTTGATGCTGATGTAGAGTTTGAGCCAACAGCTGTTCTTAGAATGTTAGTACCTGAAAAGGATATTGTAGTTACTCCTTATAGGTTAAAAGAGAATCCTAATCAGGTTCGATATCCGGTTGAATTTAAGGACCCTGAGAATATAAAAATTTTACCATTTGATTTAGTGGAATTGAAGTCTGCTCCTGCTGGTTTAATGTTAATTAATAGATCTGTGTTTAAGGTGCTGATGGCTAAATACGCGAATAAAAGAATTAAGTTTGATAAGGAACACCAAGCTAAGATGGATGCTGAAGTTGGTTATAGAGGAGCGATTGAAAAATATATGTATAATTTTTGGGATACTAGCTTCAAGGACCACGAATGGAAAGGCGAAGATCTAGCGTTCTGTGAGCTTGCTAGACGTTGTAGTATTAATATATACGCGAATCTCGACTCATGGACCACGCATCATGGATCATGGGGATTCAGAGGCATCTTTGGTGATTCACTAAAAAAGAAGGAGGATAAATGAGAGAACAGATCTATAAAGCTTTAATGGTACGCTACCAGCACCAGATGGAAGACGCCCTGCTTAAGATAGACATGTTAATGGCGTCCCCACAATCTGTGATTGTAGAACATACAGATATTACGGGTGAAATTGACAAATTGTTACACAATGTTGCGGAAGCCAAAGAGAATATGGCAATATTGAGGCAGTATTATGGCACAAATTAGGGCTCGGGATTGAATTCTAGGGCTCGCAAAATTGATTTACCCCTCGCAGCGCGAGGGGTAGTTTAGAGAAAATGTATCAGAAAAACTTAAAATCTATCCAAAAACCAAAATCTGCGAGGGGTAAATGATTTCTGCGAGGGGTCCGCGAGGGGTAGCGCGAAGGCTAGAAGTGTTGATTTATATGGGCTGCGAGCCCTGCGAGGGGTAAATCTGAAAAAAAATTTTTTTTCTGAAACTGAATACAAAATAGACTGTCAAGTATCGCAGACTTGTATTATAAGATCTTATGCCTAAGAAAAGAAGAAAAATAGTCGTCAACTCAACAACTCCCGAAATACCTTTTCCTAAAGTCCGAGTGGAGTGGATCGATTGTGTGAGTGATTCGGGCTGGGCAACCGAGAAAGAGTTTGATAAAATGTCTTTTGCAAGACCAATTAATGAAGGGTGGTTATACTCGAAAGACAAGAAGGCAATAAAACTATTTGCATCTTATGATAAAGAAGATGACGGTAGTTATAGTTTTGGTGACAGAACTATGATACCAAGACAGTGGATAAGAAGAATACAAAAGATATAGAATAAAAAAGAAGATACAGAAGATATAACAAATTAATGAAAAGAGTTGTAAAAACAATTAAAACTAAAGGCAAAAAATCATCTCACGGCCTTACAGTGATGCAGGAGTATAACAACTTAAACATGTTTTATAATAAATTTAATGTAGTTAAATTTCAGAATCACGGTTTTTATCCTAAGTCTAATCTTCTTAAACAAGAAGATTTATTATTTAAATATGAAGCCACCATGTATTTAGAACTATTAAAAGATATAAAAACAGAAAATTTAAATTTATTAGACATAGGTTGCGGAAGAGGAGGGGGAATAAATGTATTAAAAAAATATTTAAAACTAAAAGAAGCCAATGGATGTGATATTAATAGTATGGCAATAGATTATTGTGAGGAAAATTACAAAGATATTGATTTTAAAATTTGTAGTTCTGAAAAATTAACTTACGAAAATGAATATTTTGATTTAATTACAAATGTAGAATCATTTCATCTTTATGAAAATAAAGAAAAATTTTTTAAAGAAGCATCAAGAGTTTTAAAAACTAATGGACATTTATTGATGTCCGATATAAACTTAAATTACACTTTAGGGGATAGTTTTAAAGATTATTTTGAAGTTATAGATATTATTGACATAACACATAATGTAGCTTTTGCATGTAAACACAATATAAAACATTATAATAAAAATATTAAAAATGAAGAAATGAAAAATCATCTTCTAAATTTAAGCAAACACAAATTTGATTCATATTTAAAAGATAATACATATTATATAGTAAAATTAATAAAAAAGAAGATAAAAAAAATTATGGAACTATTCCCTATTCCTCTTCATACTGAGGAATTAAACCTGAATGTAAAAGCAATGGCTAAATATTGTTTAGCTATGAAGAAAAAAGTTAAGAGTCAGAACGTAAGTAATAGAGGTGGTTGGCAATCACCACGTCTTACTGGTAAACACCCTCCTCTAAATGATTTGTTTAAAGAAATTTTAAGAGTGGGAGGAGATTATCAAAAAATAATTGCTTATAAAGACCCATTAAAAATACTTAGTTTATGGGTAAATATAAATGGGCATAGAGATCACAACATATCACACATTCATCCGAGCACTGTTATCGCAGGATCTTTTTACTTAAAGTCTACCAATAGTGCTATAATTTTGGAACACCCGTGTTCAGACAGGATGGAATATGATTGGGCTCCTTGTTTTTTAACTGAGTATAATAGGTACAATAGTGGTGCATGGACTATAAATCCAACGGCAAATCAATTGTTAATGTTTCCAGGATGGTTACGACACAGAGTTGAACCAAACTTAGGTAAAGATTATAGAATTTCTATTTCCTTTAATTTAGGTAGATGAGATTTCTTTTTTTTCTTCCTCAACCGCCTCACCTTCAACAGTCTTTGCATTTAACAGAGGCGCGTAGTCGGATAAAATTTGTTTCATCTTTGCTTCTAACTGTTCTTCTGACATATCTTCTAATTTCCCAGTTTTTATTATTTTTCTGTCTATGTATAATCCTGCTGCTTTTCCTCTATTTGTTTCAGCATTTACGGCAGAAGAGAAAGACCCTTTTTTAAGAGCTGCCTCTTTGATACGAGATAGTTCTGCAACGTGTCCTTCGTAGGTCACTTCAAACTTCTTAAGTCTTTCTTCTTTAAGCTTACCAACATACGCTGCCACCAATGGTGATAGTCTAGGATTCATTAGTTCTGATCCTTCTTGTCTTGCTCTCTTTTCTGAGTAGCCAGCCAGCTTAGCTGCCTCCCCTTGTGAGACTGGTCCATCAGGTCCACCGAATACTATAAACTCAGCGAATCGCTTTTGCATTTCTGTTAATCTTTTTGGAACTCCCATATTGACAATTTAAGGTAACTATCCTATATTGTCAAGGTATGAAAGATAAACGTACTTACAATAAATTGAAAGAACACGGAGAAGATATGAGTCATGAGAATGAATCTAAGATAAGTATGGATCAATTTATCAGAATGGCAGATAATGAAGACAGAGGTCCTGGCGATTTAACTTTAATGGCAGAACTACATCAAAAAGAAATATGGAATTGGAAACAGAAAGAAATGGAATGGATAAAAACAAAAAATCAATTGGATGGCACTAAGATAATAGTTGGTGAACTAACTACACAAATAATCTCTTTAAAAAAAGAGATTGACAGATTGTCTGAAGAGAATACTAACCTCAAAATTATAACAAATAAATAATGAGAGTACAAGATATGCAACAGTTTTTGGCTTCCTTTACTGAAGGATCAGACGCAGTAAAGAATGCTGTTATATTTGCTGAAGTGAATGGAACTTTATATGATATTAAAAGAATGGAAGTACATGAGAATTCTGCTCCTATCATTGGTTTTAAAGGTCACACAGCACATAGATTAGTTTTAAAAACTGTTAAACCATCTCCAATAATTCTTCCTGATAAACTTAAGAATGATTATTAAATGGACGACGATGTTCCCTCAAAATCCGTATGGGCCCGGAAGCTAAATTATATAAAAAACTTCGAAAAGTTTCTAAAGATATTTCGTGGATTAGGGTTGAAAACCTTAGCTCTCTTGGTACTCCCGATCTATTGGGCTATAATAATTCTGGCCACTTTTTTACTGTAGAGTTAAAAGTTACAAAAGGAAATAAAGTTCGATTTTCACCACACCAAATTGCGTTCCACAAGACACATTCTAAGAATACATTTATCTTAGTCGAGGCCCTTGGTCAAAGGTCCTCGAAACTTGTTCAATACTTCTTGATCCCTGGATCAAGGATCGATGAGCTTGTCGCTTGTGGCTTGAGCCCTAAGCTTGACGCTTGTCGCTTGGAGCTTGAAGCTTGTTGCTTGAGGCTTCAGAACCTGAACTAGGTTCTGGTTTAGTGGTGCTTGGAGCTTGCTGCTTGGAGCTTGAGGCTTGACGCTCCTTCTCTCTTCTATACTTCCTTAATGCTTCGTAATATTTCTGTGATCTAAAAACCATGTTAATGCGCTTTGTAAGATATATTTTTTATATCAGGATTCCAACATTGTCTACAGTCTAAACATTTATTTCCCTGTGTTGAACTGGGACAAACCATTGACGTGGCACCAAACCAGGGCTGGTCCTTTGTAATGACGCTCGAAGAGTTGGGCCATGATTCAGGCGCCAGCTGGTCCATCATTGGCGCGCTAAATCTAATTACTAAATTAGCGGGCTTGCGGTCGAGATGGTCCTTTATCCATGCTTCACGGGTCGGCATCCAGTGCCGCCTTGTGGGCGTTAACCTACAGACTTCATAAATTTTATTTAAATGATCTAAGTCCTGTACATCTCCTGAATCGTGCCAGCGGAACACGTTCGACTTCTTGCTGTTGATCAGGTGAGCCAGTGCCTGGACCCACTTCGTGGATCGTATTGCTGCCAGTCTTTTGTATTGCGCGTCCTGGACCACCTTAAACACGTAACAGCCCTTGAGCGCATAACAGTCATAACAGACTGAGTCTTTAACCTTCCGCAGCTTGGACCCTGTTTTGCATTCTTTCGCCGGCAGCCCAATGGACCAGCCAGGCATCTTAGAGGGCTTTGACAGGCCTCCAACTATTTTCCATGCTTCTTCTGTTTTCATAATTTCTCCTTTATAATCCTATTGTAGCTTGACGCTTGCTGCTTGTCAAGCTTGGCGCTTGATGCTTGGTGCTTGTGTTTTAACTCTTTAAAAAACTTCTCACAGCTGGCCAGGTAAGCCCGCGGCAGCAATTCGTGCGGCGCCATGAAATAGTGTGTTAAGTCGACGTGTTTAATTCTTTTCATACATCTTCCTTATCTATTTCAACTAGATCTTCATTATCAATTCCATCAGTGAAGCTGGAATGATCACCGTTGTATTCATAGAATTTCTGATTGCCTTTTTCATCTTCTCTGTACATTGTAAACTTCCACGTCATTAGTGGAAGTTTATTCCATTTTTTTTTACTCATCTTTTATCTTTCTCTCTTTCTTTTTGTTATTTAGAATCATTCTAATCTGCCGCCTGCAGCTTGAAGCTTGTGGCTTGTAGCCGTTGTCCTGAAGCCATTCTGCATGAAGCTTTAATATATTAATTCCATAACTTTCTAATTGTCTACTCACTCAGGTGTATCCTACTATATCCCAGATTCATTGTCAACCTTGTTGCTTGCTGCTTGAAGCTTGTAGCTTTTCTAATTTTTCAATACGATTTCTTAATTCGGCCATGTATGTGACGTGATAGTCCTGTCTCTGGTCATGCTCTTCTAGCTCTTTATTGATCGCAATGATTTGCTTTACACAATCTACTATATCTACTTTTTTCATATTTTTTCCTTTCTTGTGATACCTCTATTATC